CGGACCCCAAAGGGTCCGCCCGGCACTTGTGCAGCGATAATGGTTTGCATCTCATGCATTCCATCGCTAGTTGTACACGTGTTCCAGCTGTTTACAGCTGGCCCCACTGCCAGGAAAACTTGGCAGTGCCCTACTATCAAGGTATACTCCATGGGCAAAACGTATACTCAGCGACGTCCGCTTCAGTCGGGCCAAGCCCGTACTGACGCGTACCAATCGCAACCCTTCATCGCTTACGCGAGTGATGGGCCGAGTAGCGTTAAGTCCGAACAGGTTACAACTAGTTGGAGAACTAGTCGTAATGAATCTGGCATATCCGATCCTGATGTAAACGAGGACCTGCATTCGGCTACCAACTATCGTGACCGTTTTAAGGCCATGAAGGAGGAAGCCCGCAATTCAGGTATCTCGGGCGCACAGGATAATGGACATGAGTTCTCGACGCAAAAGAATTGGATCGTCTATAACCAATTGGTTGACGAAACAAATCTGGTGTTCGGGTTCATGCCCTATCGGTATCGGGGACCTATGGTCATCCGCTACCCGGATTACGGATCGTCTAGCTTTAGTGGCTTTTATCCTATACCGACTTTCGAGTCGGGTTACTATGGGACGAAGGCCATTCAGCTAACCGCTCCTACTGCTCCAGATTCAAGTACTCTCGTTTCACTAGCTGAGCTTTACAGGGAAGGGCTTCCCCACCTTCTCGGAGTCCAAGCAGGCCGTAGCATGCGAGGATCGTTGAAAGATCCGCTTCGACAGCAATATCCTAGTCGGCGTAAGCAGAATCGGGACCGTTATCGGAACCGAACTACTAAAACCGACCAGGTTGTCAAAGGCGGAAATAGCTCTGCAAAGAGCGCTTCCAATGATTACTTGGGCTACCAGTTTGGTTGGAAACCACTGGTCAGCGCTATAGTGGAATCGGCTCTCGCTGTAGATCGCGCAGATCAAATCATGCGCCAATACAACCGAGATTCCGGACGCAATGTGCGTCGAAAGTACTCCTTTCCGCTTGAGTCCAGTACTACCCTCGAAACTGTTGGGGGTAGTATTGGTCCGTTCACTAACACGACTGGAGTTCAGCCGTGGAAGGGAACGACTCAAACGTTCGTGTCAGGTCCTATTCAGAAACTCACTCACACACTACGTGTGATTAAGTTTTCTGGTGCCTATACCTACCATTCTCCTTACACAGATAATCAGGTGTGGGAGAATTTGCAGGGATACCATGCACTCGCTAAAAAAGTGCTGGGCCTCGAGTTGACACCCGAGGTGGTATGGAACCTGATCCCATGGAGTTGGTTGGCCGATTGGCAAGTAAACATTGGTTCGATTATGTCGAACATGTCTTACCTGTCAACGGACAATTTGGTGCTGCGTTACGGTTATCTCACGTGTCATACAATTACACGTGTAGATTACGTAATGTACGGACCCGAGACTAATTCTGGTGTCAAGGGTCCGTGGGTGAATTCCTACTATTCTGAAAAGAAGGAACGCATCCGAGCATCGCCTTACGGGTTTGGACGCACCCCTGGGTCCTTTTCGGATCGCCAGTGGTCCATTCTCACTGCCCTCGGTATGTCAAACGGGGGCAATAAGCTGTTGTCCTAATCCATAGGGCACGCAGCGTAGTTCTACAGTGTCGGTTAAAACGACCGGCATTGCCCATCAACTGCAAGGACAATGCTAGATGTTCACCGAGCCCCAGTCAGTTACGATCTCCGGTACTGCGCTCTCGCTTCCGCGAGTTGCGCAGGACGGGTCGTCGTCGTCTTACAAGACGGCCGACGGCGCTGTCACGATGACTGTTTCGCATGCCTCTGGCAAGCGGAACCGTCGGACGGCACGGATCGTGCACACGAAGTACGCTCCTGACCCGCTGTTCCCGGCCCAGAACACTCCGTTTTCCATGACGTTTTACGTCGTGGCGGATGTTCCCAAGACCGGTTACACGATCACGGAGCAGAAGGCCATCATCGATGGCTTCCTGGCCAACCTTCAGGCCACTTCGGGTGCCAACATCACCAAGCTTCTTGGTGGTGAGAACTGACAAGGTAAGGGGCTTTGGCCCGAACATCAAGCTAGGGATCTGACTAACTTCCGTTAGGAGGCAGCAGTGAAAAGCCTGATGTTGTTCCTGCAGAACGTCCTTGAAGATTTAGGGACGTGGTGTTGCACAAGTACCCTTCTTGATCTCAAAACGATCAAGAAGCGGGTTGAAGATGAGGGGATCTCGTTTCTAACGATCTCCCTGGCGCAGTTTGGTGCGGACTTCCAAAAAAGTCTTGACCAAGGCTACGTCGGCTCCGACCAATTCGCTGGTTTCAGGCGAACTGGGGGTCTCCCGAGACTATTCTCAGGTTTCCTTTGCCACATCTTCGACTCGGAATCGGGTCGATTGATCGATAACCCTTCTATTGTGCACATCCATGCCATACGTCAGATTACTCTGATGTGGGCAAAGATAGACCTTCCTTGCACGGATGCAAGGAGGGTTCGCGCTCTTAGAAAGTTTATCGATTGTGAGCAGGATGTTAAACATTACGACAAGAACTGGACTGATGAAAGTCGGTCCCGTTTTAGTCGTATTGGTACTCTACTGTGGGCTGATGTCCTTACTTCTGTTGACGAAACCGTCTACAGAGGTGAGATCATCCCCCAGCACGGGCCCGGTGCCACTGCAGACCGCAAAGTCGGAAACGACAAATGGCGGATCACTGAGTGGACCGAGCGGCTTGACAGTCAATTCCCTGTTGGGGAATTTGTACTGCCTAACCAGAGGTACTGGAAAGACCTCTCCGGAGTGCACATCCTCGAACCCGGCGCAGAGAGACCTGTTAGGGTCATCACTGTGCCTAAAACGCTCAAGACTCCAAGGATCATCGCCATCGAGCCTGTCTGCATGCAATACGTGCAGCAAGGTCTCTTGGGTGAGATCCAGCGGGCCGTCGAAGCGAATGACACCGCTCGACAGCTCATCGGATGGCAAAGCTCGGTGCCTAATCAGCACCTTGCTTGCATCGGCTCTCGGAATGAGGCCCTCGCAACCCTTGATCTTAGGGAAGCAAGCGACAGAGTCTCGAACCAGCACGTACGAGTCTTGCTACGTAACTTCGGCAGTCTTTTGGCTGCAGTCGACGCCGCAAGATCTCGGAAGGCTGCTGTGCTTGAGCTTAACCGAACTATAAGGTTAGCCAAGTTCGCGTCTATGGGTTCAGCGCTCACCTTTCCTATGGAAGCTATGGTGTTTTGCACCGTAGTCTTCATGGGTATAGAAAAGGCGCTCAATCGCCCGTTGACCAGAAAGGATATCAAATCTCTTACTGGTCAGGTACGAGTCTACGGAGACGATATCATTGTCCCTGTAGACTATGTGCATGCGGTTATCGAAGAACTAGAAACTTTTGGGTTCCTAGTCAACTCGAGCAAGTCTTTCTGGACTGGGAAGTTCAGAGAGTCTTGTGGGAAGGAGTACTATGACGGGTCCGACGTATCCATCGTCCGGATCCGGAGTATGCTCCCTTCTAGCCGCAAGCATGCCGAGGAGATTGTTAGCACGGTGTCTCTACGAAACCACCTTTATGAGGCGGGGTTGTGGAAAGCAGCGGGCTACTTGGACGATTTGTTGGAACGGATTATTCCGTTTCCGATGGTCGGCCCTGAATCTCCTGTGTTGGGCAGGCGCAGCTTCTTGGGATACGAAACCCAAAGAATCTGTCGTCACCTCCATCGCCCCCTTGTCAAGGGCATGGTTGTAACGCCGTCCATTCCAGCATCCGTGCTGGATGGCGTGCCTGCCTTACTCAAGGTGCTTAGTAAAACGTCCGGTTTGCCAAATCCGGATCCTAAGCATCTAGAGCGTGC